GCTATGCCACGTAAGTACAAGCAACGTCGTGGAGACCTTCGCTTCCTTGCTGGATCAAACTTGATTCAGGATTTCCTATATGCTAACAGCATTGGAACAAATCAGACAATCCCACAGGACATCGCTTCAAGCGTAATCCGTGGAGGAGTCGCACCACTAGGTGGACCTGCAGGATATGTGGCACCATTCGCATTTGGTATTCCAATTGTTGAAGTTCCACTACTTCCAGAGACACAGACTGGTACACACTCAGCAGCAACAGGATCACACGGAGATATCCACTTGACATTCCCAAATAACGTAGTTATTGGAATAAAGCGTGATGTAACCGTTTACCGTTTCTTCGTGCCACGTAAGGACACAATCGAGTACACAATGTATACTCGTGTTGGCGTTCAAATCGAGCAGGCAGACGCTTGGGTAGTTGTAAAGAACGTTAAGGTTGCTTCTTAATTAATTAAGAAATAGCCCCCGAAAGGCCCCCAATTAATTTTGGGGGCTTTTCATTTTAATTTAACAATGCTATAATTGAGGAACCTAACAAAGGAGAATATATGTCATTTGAGACATTGAAAGTAGCAGAACTCAGAAAAATTGCAGAAGACTTTGCAGTTGATACTGATGGACTAAAGAACAAGGCCGATATTGTTGCCGCTCTTGCCGAAGAGGGAGTAACCTGGTCTGTTTACCAAAAGACTATTGAAGATATTGAAAAAGCAGCAGATGAATTTAGCGATGAAGCAGAAGAGATCCTCCCAAGGTTTAATCCTGATTCTCAGCCAGAAAACACGATGCTAGTTAGAATGACTAGAGATAATCATAGATATGATATTCTAGGTTTTACTTTTACAAAGGAGCATCCTTTTGTCGCAATGACATCAGAAGACGCTCAAGAAATTTTTGACAAGGAGGAAGGTTTTCGCTTAGCAACTCCAAAGGAAGTTCAGGAGTACTACGCTTAACCTTTATTAAATGGAAATTCTAGTAGGTTCAAATTCACCAGTAACGCACAAAGTGTTTTGGCAGGGGCAGCTAACTGATTCAGATAGCCTTCCAGTTGTAAAGATATATGACATTACAGAAGATCCAACAGTATCTCCTTCAATTAATCCAGGAACAATACTTGCAACATTAACACCTGTAAAATCAGAAGTAGATGCGGGAACATATATAGTATACATTCCCTTAACCTACACAGATAGACAAAGGCAGTTAAGATTAAATTGGTCCTATTCAGTAGGAGGAACCTCTACACAAAAAGACCATAAGGTGTATGTGCAAACCCCGTACACTGATATGAGTCAGGCAATTGACGCTTTGGGGTTGGGGTCTGACTATTCAGATCCTAATTCTAAATCATATTTTGAATTGTGTGCTGCAGAAAGATATGCTAGAAAATTAATTGAATCTTATACAGGTCAACAATTTTATTTGTATGATGATGTTCAGATTGCGTATGGATCAGGCTCTGATGTTTTGCCGTTACCTTATAAGCTAGCAGAGCTTCACGAATTATATCAAAACGATATACTGCTTTTAAATAATTTAACCAACGTAAATAATTGGACTTACAACACAATTGTTTCAGAGACTGGTTTTGGAATAAGAATAAATAGAGCCAATATGCTTGACAATACAGTATACATAGCAAACGGAATGGTTCCTCCATCAATAAACGATACCAGCAATGGAGTTTTTTCAAATGGGTCAACGTATAAAGTTCAAGGTAGATTTGGCTGGCAAGAAGTTCCAGATGAAGTTGATCTAGCGTGTATTGAATTAATGAGAGACTATTTCTCAAAAGACAAGGTATGGCGTAACAAATACATGAAGTCTATAAAAACTTTTGATTGGCAATTTGAGTACAACTCGGGCACATACTCAGGGACTGGCAATTTGTATGTAGATCAGCTTCTTTTACCTTATGTTATTAATAAAATGGTAGTTATATAATGTATGATCTTGTTGAATCTATACTTACTATGTTTATGGATGTCTATAAGCCAGTTGATTCGCAGGATCCAGATACAGGCTCAATAAAAAAAGAATGGCAATATGACAGAACTGTATCGTGTAGCGCAAAGGGCAACATAAGCAACTCTGCTTCAAGCATTACTAAAGACGGACAAAAGTTTTCCAATAAGTATACTAATGAAGAAGTGTTACAGATTAGAACATCAGAGCAAGTAACATTAAGAGAAAAAATTACAAACATTAGAGACCATGATGGAAACACTATATGGGAAGAATTAAATTTTCCAACCAACACTCCTACAGTTTTTGAGGTAATAGGAACAACTCCAATGACAGACCCGTTCGGCGGCATAGTGGGATATAACTCTACTGTCAAGAGATCGGAAAACCAGACAATTGGACAATAGCTCACTACTAGTTACTGCAGCCAGCGGATTACAAAAGGGTATGGCTGGGACTAAGGGTAAAATTTTACAAGACAGCACAGTGGCACAAATATCTGCTGCAGTTTATTATCACGCCCAAGTAGTGTCTAAGGTAACAACAAATAAGACATTTGAAAAGAAATTCCAGTCAGTTATATTTAATCAAATAGAACAAGACTTTGGCCTATATGTAGACTCTCAAGCAAGAGTTAATCCTAAGTCTTTGCACCACGTATACGAATGGAAGAAGACTGGAATTAAAAGCGCTAGATTATTTGATCTTAGTATGACTCCAAAGAATGGCCTTTCCTTTACAATAACATCTAATTTTTTGCCATCTAAATCAGCTGTCCCAAATAACTTTGGAAAAAGAAAACATGTGTTTATAAATAAAGCTTCTGTGATGGAAGCAGGGATGCCTCTAGTAATCCGTCCAAGGTACGCAGAGCGCTTAGTATTTGAAACTAGTACTGGAGTAGTATATATGCCTAAAGGGGCCTCTGTGACCGTTACAAGGCCTGGCGGAGGTAAAGCAACTGGAAGATTCCAGATAGCTTATGCACAATTCTTTACAGGTAATCTAGTAAACCTATCAATAAAAAATTCAGGATTTCAGAGGATATTTAATTCAGCATTAACTAAAGCAATGAAAGTTCCATCTGATGTTAGAAAAGTTAAATATTCATTTAATGCTAATACATTAAATATGCAGGCAGAGTCAGCAATTGCCTCAGCATTTGGAGGTGCAGCATGACAGATTATAAAGCAGATGTAATGCTTGATTTAAGAAAGTACCTATGGTCTGAATTAAAGGCTAATAATATTTTTACAGCCACAGATTATTACTCGGACAATATAGGGCAAGAGATTGTTCCAATTATTCCAGTTCAGCAGTCCCCAGAAATGAATCAATTTTTGAGCGGGAAGAAACACATAGTCTATGACAAGATAGGTATGTCATATGAAGACAACTGGGCAATATGCTGTGAGCAGATCCTATTTACAATATATTCAACAGATGTTTCAGAGATTAATGAAATTAGAAACTTAATGACAGACCTATTTAGAAGAATGGATGAGTCGGCTAGGGATACCAATGCCTACTCTGGCATATCTAAGAAATTTAAATTCTTTAGTATATTTGTTGCCGATATATCTCCAACTGCCCCATCCGAAGAACTGGCAGGGTTTTTGTCTGCAGATGTGGTGCTTGAGGTTAAATACGCAAGGCACATAGGTACAACAGGCAGATTTCTATAGTTTGCCTTTTGGCGCATTATACTCTATTATTGGATATAGAGGGAAGGGCCTAGCCAGCCAAGATTTAAGATTTTACATTAAAAAAATATATATATTTTGAAAACAGGAGGTACGAAACAATGGCATTTAACTCAGCCAAAAATATTCTTGTAGGAGCTTCACCGCTCTACATTTCAACAAGCGATTCAACAGTATCTGGTTATAAGGAAAACCTTTTAGACAGAGCCACTGGTGGAATTTCTTTCACAGCAAGAGCAAGAGCAACAGCAGCACTAGACGCATCTTCAGATGTTCGTAACGTAGGATTTACAAACAATGGTCTTCAGATCACTTACAACCCAACTTACGATTCAGTAACAGTAGATCAGCTTCTAGATACAGCAAAGCTTTTCAAGTCTGCTATGGAGGTTATGATTGCAACTGAAATGGCTGAAGGTACACTAGAAAATACTCTAGTTATTTTCGGTCAAGGAGGAGCAACACTAACTAAGCAAGGAGTCTCAGGAGCAGCAACAGATGATTACCCAACAAAGGGTGCAACTGGCGCAGACGACAAGACCCTTACACTAGGACTTGAGGCAGGATCACTTGGTATTGCCCCAACAGAACGTCAGCTATTTGCAGTTGGTCAAGCACCAACACTAGCAACTACAGCAACAGGAGAAGTAGACGCAACAACAGAGCGTGTATATTATGCACGTCGTGTTTTGTCAGTACAACAGTCACAATTCTCACTTGCACGTAACGCAGCAACAACTTTCCCAGTAACATTCCGTCTTCTTCCAGACGCTAACTACAGCGGCTCAGAATACGGTAAGATTATTGACCGAGTTCTAGCTTAATTTATTTAAGCAGGAAAGGCCCCCGAAAGGGGGCTTTTTCATTTGTATAGATAATATCTATATGTTATAATAATTAAGACTAGATCCTAGGAGGATTAAATTGGCAACAACAGTATATAGCGTAGAACAAGTAACACTTCAGAATGGCGCAACAGTTAATCTGAAGCCTTTAAGTATTAAAGAGCTAAGAAAATTTATGCTCGTATTACAAGCAGCAAGCGATTCAACTACAGAGGATCAAACACTCAATGTACTAATTGACGCAGTTGCAGTAGCACTTGAAAAACAACTACCAGAGTTGGTAGCAAATAGAGATGCACTAGAAGATGCACTTGACGTCCCCACAATTAATCGCATACTTGAGGTATGTGGTGGGATTAAGATGGACGACCCAAACCTTCTAGCGGCAGCGGTTCTGGCTGGTCAGAACTAGATTTAGCCGCTTTAGAGGGTGAAGTTTTTCTTCTAGGTCACTGGAAGAATTACGAAGAACTAGAAGAAAGTCTTTCAATGCCAGAACTTATTCAAACATTGAAATCTTTTAAGAAACAAAAGTCGGAAGACAGAAAGTTTACGGCAAGTCTTAAAGGAATAGATTTAGATGTAGACGAGGAAGACTCAGCACCACAAGCAAAAACTTTTGACGATGTTAAAAGGCAAGCGCTTGGGATAAATGCTTCAGGTGATGACATAGTTTCTCTACAAGGAAGCTTGGCAGCACAAGCAGGATTCGGAATCGGAGCAGGTCTAGGCTACACAAAGGAGTAAGATAAAGATAAATGGCTGATGAAAATATTGTAACTAATATAGTTGCTAATGCAGATTTTTCAGGTCTTATTGCAGATGTCAATAAGGTCACAGCATCGTTATCAAAACTTCAAGCACAAATAATTCAATCAGACACAAGACTGGCAAGTCAAGTGGCTACAATGAACAGGTCTTTTGGTGAAAACCTAAGAAGAACTGGACAATTTTCATCACACTTTGTTACCTTAACATCTGATGTTGAGAAGTTTGGCACCAACCTAGACAGGGGCCAAATGAAGCTGAAGCAATACTTTCAGACGTTTCAGCAACACACAAAGACACAGGGCGGGTTAATTAGAGATCTTGCTAAGCAGCAAGTAGCATTACAAAATGCAATTATTCAGCCAATGGGCAAAAATGCTCAAGGGCTTATGCAATACAGTGTACATATTCCACAGGGTCTTGATGCTGTAAAAAACAAAACTGCTTTAGCAAGACAAGAGCTACAAATCATGAACAAAGTTGTTCAAGATGGTGGAGTTCAACTTATTAACTGGGGTAAAAATACTCAATGGGCAGGCCGTCAGTTAACAGTAGGATTAACAGTACCGCTAGCAGCATTCGGTAAAGCAGCAGCAGATGCATTTAGAATGGCAGATGCAGAGCTAGTAAGACTTACAAAGGTTTATGGTGGAGTCGCAGCAACATCAGCAGAAGAGCTTGGTAAAGTAAGAAGAGAAGTTACTCAAACAGCTAAAGAAATTTCAAAGGCTTACGGAGTTTCATTTAAAGATACAATTACTCTTGCAGCAGACATTGCAGCAACTGGCAAGCAAGGTAATGAACTTTTACAGTCAGTTAAAGAAACAAGCAGACTTGCAGTACTTGGAGAAGTAGACAGACAAGAAGCAATGAAGGCCACCCTGGCAATTCAAACTACATTTAAACAAAACACTGATCAACTTTCTGAATCTATTAACTTTCTTAACTCAGTTGAAAACCAAACCTCAACAAGCCTTGCAGATTTAATTGAAGCTATTCCAAAAGCAGGCCCAGTTATTCAGGGTATGGGTGGAAGCGTAAAAGACTTAGCTCTTTATATGACAGCAATGAAGGAAGGCGGAATTAACGCTGCTGAAGGAGCAAACGCTCTCAAGTCAGCACTTGCATCACTTATTAATCCTACAAAGGTAGCAAAAGAAAAATTTGCAGATATGGGAATAGACTTAGGTGGAATTGTAACAAACAATGCAGGAAACCTAACAGAAACAATTTTTGAACTACAAAAGGCATTAGATAATCTAGATCCTTTACAAAAACAACAGGCTATTGAGCAACTGTTTGGAAAGTTCCAGTTTGCTAGACTTAATGCTTTGTTCTCAAACCTAGGAAAGCAAGGAAGCCAAACGCTTCAAGTTATGGATTTAATGAAGGCAAGCTCTCAGGAGCTAGAGCAAGTGGCTGGCCGAGAATTATCAATGGTAACAGAGTCTGCTTCTGGAAAGTATAAAAGAGCAGTAGAAGGATTAAAAGCAGATCTTGCAGGAATTGGCGACGAGTTCTTAAAGATTCAAACATTTTTTATTAATGTTGTAGATGGCGTTATTAAATTTATAAACAAATTGCCAGACCCAATTAAATCTCTGTTAACATTTGTTACAGGATTTACAGCAATCATTGGTCCAGTAATTATGTTAACTGGTGTTCTTGCCAACTTCTTTGGGTATATAATTAAAGGAGCATCCCACTTCAGGGCTTTGTTTAAAGGCGGAGAAGGCTGGAAAATGCTTACGCCAGAAATTTTGGCAGCACAAAAAGCAGGATCACTTGTTGAGGCAACATTCTATAGTGATGCTAAAGCAGCTACAGTATTAAAAACTGCAATTGCAGGTCTAGTAACAGAATTTGAATTACTACAATCAAAGGCAATGACTGGTGCAATATCTGCCTCCCCAGCAATTTCAACAATGGCAGGAAATGTTGTTAAGGGCAGCGGAGCAAGAGTTGTTGATCCTAATCACCCGCTAATTAGTCCAGAAGATACACGGTCAATGTCTCACCTTAATCCAGTTGCTGGAATGACAATGGATCAGAAATCAACACAAACAATTTTCGGAACCGTACCTGGGGCACCAAAAGTAAATCAAAAAATTGGTAATAATCCTCAAATGTATATGTCTGGCGACCTTCCAAAGATTCCAGGGCTAACATCAATAGGTGGAGCTTCTACAGGTATCGTTGCAGCAGAAGCCGCAAAGTGGCATGCAATGACAGGCGCACTTGCAATGCAATCACAAGCAGAAATTGCTTTGCTTAAAAAAGAAGTTGCATCAACTGGGCTTATAACGGCATCACTGTCTGATTCGTATCAGGCATTACTTCCAACAATGACTAAACTGACTGCTAATGCAGCAACAGAATCAGCAGCAATTGTTGCACAGTTGCAGGCTGGCAAGCTAACGGTAGATCAAGCAAGAGCTAAGATTATTCAATTAAATGCACAAGTAGAGTCTATGATTGCACAGGCTTCCGTAGACATTGCTGGGCAACAAGGAAGAACAATAGGGTTAACAACAGTCCCTCTATTAAATCAGCCAGTTGTAAATGCTGCTGGAAAAACTAATATGAAAGAGCTTCTTCGCCCAGGAAGAACCAGAGACCTTCTTAATAAAATTGCAAGAGGGCTGGGCGTAAAAACGTTTGGTGCTGGATACAGTACAGAAACAACTATTCCAAAAAGATTTAATACTGGAAGCCTTGTTCCAGGAACTGGCAATACAGACACAGTGCCCGCAATGCTTACTCCAGGAGAGTTTGTTATTAATAAAGAAGCAACGGCGGCAAATCTGCCATTGCTTCAAGCAATTAACAATGGTCAGCAGTCTAATACAGGTCAATATAATATAGGCGGAATTGTACAGGCATTTTTAAAAATGAATCGGGGCGGCAGTTCAAAGCCCATGGTTTCAAAAAGATTAATAGATAAACTCTTCCCAGGAAGACTTACATCTCGTGCAAATGCTGAATACTATGAGCCAAAAGGCAACACGGGTGTTTTTGGAGGAAATGTTTCTAACAGAAAAATTTCTGCATCAACAGCAAAAATAAATAAAGATATGGAAGGGGACGGGGTAGATCCAAGAACCTTACTTGCTTCTGTAAATGCAAGAGGTGGAGGGTCAAGATTATCTACTGATGTGTTTTTAGACGGTCTAGTGGGAGCAGGAGTAATTACAAAAGCAGAAAAAAGAAGACTTTCAAAGCTAGTATTTAATGCTTATGCAAAAAAAGTTCTTTCAATGGGTAAGGTTAATGACACCAATAACCCAGTTTATTCAGTATCAGAAAGTTTATTAAGAAAAGAACTTGGCGGAAATGCAATTGGCATAGAAGCTTGGGACAAGTGGTCTCGTTCTCCAGGAAGCTTTGCTCATCCAACACGCAGAAGCTCCACTGGATTCTTAAACCAAATTCAAGCTGGGGGAAGATCTATTAGATTTTCAAACCTAGAGGCTTCAAAACAAAATAAATTTTATCATTCAAAAGAGTCATCAAATCCATTTATACAAATACTCGCATCTTTATTTGGCGCAACAAAATTAAATAGAGGCGGGCCAGTAGGCAATGTATTAAAAAGCACAGCTTTTAAAAACATAGGAGCTAGGTTTGGAAAAATAGGAGAGAAATGGGGAGCCACTTCTCTATCTATTGGTATGGGAAAAAAGCTTTTTGGAGGTTCTGGATTAACCCCTAAAGCTCAAAACTTAATGTATGGAAAGCTAGTTGAAAATCTTGAAAAAGAAAGACCATACGGCTATGTAACAAATGAGCAAGGTCACCTTAAGAATGCTTTAGAGCCACATGTTGTAGATATACTTATTAAGTCAGCTGCAGGAGATGTACTTCAATCAGGCGGAAAAAATTTAAGTAAAATTGATAGAGAAATATTAAGAACTAAGTTTGCAAACTGGGACAACAAGTCTTGGACACCTTCGACTGGTAAAGTAAGAAAACAAATGTTTGGAATGAACGCAGGCGGAATGGTTCCAGGAGCTCAATACTTTAACAGAGGTGGAAGAGTAAAGGGAGTTCAATACTTTAATGACGGAACTAAAAACCCAGTTCAGCGAATAACATTTGGATCTGCTTATAAACAAGAAAGAGCAAAAGGTAATATAGGAACAGGAATGATGGGCGCAGGACCAATGGCTGGTATGGGTATTGGCATGGGAATGCAGATGGCTGGTGGAGCAATTGGCGGACAAGCAGGACAAATGATGCAATTTGCATCAGTGCTTCCAATGCTTGCTCCAAATATGCTAGGCTCGTTAAGTAAGCTAGCTGGAGGATTTAAAGGTGTTGGCGGAGCAGCAGGAATTGCTGGTAAAGCAATTGGTCTAGCAATGAGATTTGCACTAGGCCCTGTCGGATTGCTTCTTACAGCACTTACTGCAGGATATGCAATATTTAAAAAGTTTAAGCAAGAGCAAGAGCAAAATAAAATTGAGAAAACTAACTCGGTTGGAATTACAGAAAAATCTGCAGCAGAGGCGGGGATTAAATACAACAATCTTTCTAATTCTATTAAAGCAGTAAATGACCAACTTGATCTAACTAGAGCAAAGGGAAGAAATGCCTATGAAGCCCTCAACTCAGCGGGAGTTCAAGGTCTAACTCTAAGCATTAAAGAATTAAGAGCAGGAATAAAGAATGCAAAAGAAAACCAAAAAGAGCTAGTTGGAACATTTACAGACATAGATGTATCTGGAGATGCTGACAAGCAGGCAAAAGTTACTGAAATTGCTACTAACTTAAAGGCACAATTTATAGCAGCAGGTATTTCTGCCCAAGAGGCAACAAATAAAATCTATGCAATTATATCCGCATCAGATAAAGCCGATATGGCATTTAACGCAATATCTAGCAAGGGCTTTAGAGAAATTGTTGATGCGGGAACCGCAGCAGATGCAATGTTGGAAAAGCTGCTCAATACTAGCCTATCTGGAGATGACTTGGGTATGGCTATCTCAAATACCATAGATGCATTTGACGAAAGTTTAGCAAAAATACTAAAAACTAAAGATGCAAATGGCGAACTTATAACTCAGCAAGAAGCTATATCAAAAATTTTAGATGATATTAATTCAAAAGAAAATTCACAATTACAATTAGGTACCGCTAAGCTAGAGTCTCTTAAAGAAACACATCCAGAACTTGCTAAAGTACTTAATGCTGCAGATAATGTTGCAGGAATGTATGCAAAATGGAGACTTAGACTTGCGGGAGTCAGAACTGATTTAAGTGCAATAACTTCAGAGCAAGCTCAAGCCCTACTAGCATTTGAGTCAGCACTAGACTCCTCTATAGCCGCCTCAGAATCCAAATCTTCAGGAAGCGGTATTGGGGCCAAATCACAAAAATCTATTGCTGCTTTGCAAAAATTAATTACAGCTGGTGGACAAAAAGCAGCAGTGGCTGCACAAAAAACTCAAGATCAAATTAAGGAAGAAATTAAACTTATCGATAAAAAAATTGATAAGATTAATGAAGAGGCAGACGCCAGAAAGAAAGCATTAGAGGCTTCACAAAATAAAGAAAACTTAGCCCTTGAAATTCAAAAAGCTCAGCTGGAATACGCAGACAAAATGGCTGCAGGAGATATGGCTGGAGCAGCCCAGGCACAGCTAAAGATTAAGCAACTTGTTGGAGAAAGAGAAACTCAAAAATCTATTGATGCAATTGAAGAAAATAGAGCTAAGCGTGAAAAAGAATTAATTGCCCAAAGAGAAAAACTTCAAGCTCAATCAGATAAGGCTGCAAAAAATCTAGCTAGCGCTCAAAATAATGCTACTTCAGCGGGCGAAAGAATGAATAAGGTTGATCAGTATCAAAACGAATATCAAAGACTGGTAAAGGAACAGGCCAGACTAGATGTAATCTTAGCAGAAAATCCAGAAGACAAAAAGGCATTAAAAGATCAACAAGAACTAGTAAGAGGACCTTTAGGAGACCTTGCAAAACAAATTGCTGCGGACTCAAAGGGATCGGATAAAGTTTTAGCAGCAGAGCTAAAGAAAATATTTACTGGCACATTAATTAATGAGAAGGGAGAGTCTATGGCAGGCAGAGTTATGTCTGCGACTCATCCAAAGGGTGTTTCCACCTATAAACCTGGATCGGCAGATGCAGCATTAAAACAAGATGCTTCTGCGGCACTTGCAGGTGCCAAGGCAATCACAGGCGGAAAAACTATTGCAGATCTTTACAATGCTTATAAAGGTCTAGATGGTTCTAAGAAGGCTAGTACTAAAGACACGGCTATGAAAATTGCCGACAATATTTATGATAAGTATTTACAAAAAGACGGAAGTCTAAATTCTCAAGGTAGAAGAGCTATCATGAACGCAAACAGTCTTGGTGCTGGTCAATACTTTACATATGAAGGAAAAACATATAAGGGCAACAGCGGCGGAGCAAATGATTTCTTACCAGCAATTCTACAGTCAGCAGCGGGAGGATACATATCTGGCCCAGGAACTGGAACATCAGATTCTATTCCAGCAATGCTTTCAAACGGTGAGTTTGTTATTAATGCCAAGTCTGCAGCTTCCTTTGGATACGGAAATCTAGAATCAATTAATAAGATGGCGGCAGGTGGACTTGCTGCAAGATTTGATATTCCATCATATAATACTTCATCTGGAATGAAACAAGGTGGGTCAGAATCAAGCACTTCTAATGTTACTATTAATGCTACACTTAACTTTGGAGAATCTCCTAAGAACGGCAGAGAGCTTTGGAAAGAATTTAAGCAGATGGCTAAAGCAGAGGGTGCAAAAATTGGAGAGAACATCGTTATAGGGGGAAATAATTAATGGCAACTACAGTATATTTACCAGTAGGCTCACTTCTTTATATTGATACATCTGCTACAGACACCCCTACTTGGGCAAAACTTTCAGAGCACAATAGACAGCCAATGTCTATTAATCAAAACCGTTTTCAAAAAGTAACAAGAATGAGCAATGGAACACTTAGAAAGTTCTTTATTGCAGATAAAAGAGAATTTAGCACATCCTGGGAAATGCTACCATCATTTTCAAATATGACCGTAGATGCAGGATACGGAGCAATAGATTTAAAATCATATTTTGAAGGCACTAAGGGCCAGGGAGTTTTTAAACTTAAGATAGTATATGGTAAAAATCAAACAACACCATTTGCAGATAGAGAAGAAATATTTACGGTGTCTTTTACATCTTGCAGTTTTGAGGTAATAAAGAGAAACGTCAAGGATTCTTCAAGCGATCCAGCTCAAGAATTTTGGAATGTATCTATTGCAATGGAGCAGGTATAATGATTACCACAATTCCATCAAATAACAATACTGTTGTTCAAAATCTATTTAAGCAAAAATCTTCTGTTAAAATAAACACTGGATGTACAATAGAATACAACATGAACTCTATGCTTGATAACATTACCGTTACATATCCATCTACAATGGATCAATATTATGCCAAGTCAGCAGATGGCAAGATCAATACATATAAAAAACTTTTTCCAATTGATTCAATTATCAAGCCATTTAGACCGCTCTTCTCTGGAGTAAAGTATCTCATCTGGACAAAGCTACAAACAGATACTCCTGCAAATAGTTTTTATGCTCCAAGAACATTAATTTATCCACGAGCAACATCCCCACAAACAGACGGGTATGAGTCTGCCGTTACAACTTTGTACCCCAGACTTTATTACCCTGGGCTAACAACTTCATATAAGTATTGGGTAACACCAATAAATCAAAGCGCAGATTTAACCGTTAATTATTCTATTCTTTCTGCAACAATTAAAGAAGCTTCTTCTTCGGGCTCTGTTGTCACATACAAAACATTAAACAACCATGGATTCTCTTCAGGCCAAACAGTAACGATTACTGGTCTTTCAACATCTTCTTTTAATTTATCTTCAAGCGTAATTGCTTCTACTCCAAGCCCAACATCTTTTACTATTGCTTCGTCTGCCACGGGAGCGTGGGCAAGAGCGCAATCTGCAACAGCAACATTATCCGCAGCAACAAAGCCTGCTGTGTCAAATAAGATAGTTGCAAGATTTGAAAAAACTCATGCATTCCCAAGTAATTACACAATGACAATTACCTATTCAGATGCAACAACGGCAACCGTAGGCCCATCATCTGTAGACCTATCAGGACAAATTGTTTTGTACTACAACGGAACTACATGGACTTCAACAGAGCCAGCCTCTTATGCTACACCTAAATTAATTAAATCAATTAGGCTTCAAGCAACAAATCCAGGAGGCGGAAAAGTATTAGGGGTTATTGAGTTATCAGCAAGATGGATAAAAGATATATCCTCAGACATAGTTTCTCTTGATATTGAAAAAGAATCTTCTTCAAGCTCAGAGGAGATACTTCCTGTTGGAAAGATTACTGCAAACAGCCTAAGTATAGACATTGTTAAATATAATCAATCTGCACTTGAATACGTTTCATATAATAGAGAATCAAATTTTGATATAACAAAAACATACCTAGTTAAGAATGCAGAAATGAAGCCTTACTTTTCCGTGTACCACTCTGCAGGAACATATGGGTCGGCGGGAGATTTGTATGACAAGGTTCCACAAGGATCATTTTATATAGATTCCTGGGAAATAGCAGATACTGGCGAAGTGTCTTTAAATGCATTAGATGCCGCTAAATATCTAATGGATACAGTAGCACCAGATATTTTATGCGAAGCATACCCAGTAACCAGTATTATAAGAAGACTGCTAGACTCTATAGGATTCACAAGCTACGAAATTAGAACTGCATTAGATGACAAGTCTGTCCCTGTTATTAATTATTGGTGGACAAATGGTTCTAAAACAGTTTGGCAGGCCCTTCAAGAGTTATGCCGTGATATACAAATGAATGCTTTCTTTGATGAAAATAACATTTTGCAGTTTGCAAGCCGTGATTACATTTACAAGAAGACAGGCATAGACTGGGCATTTACTTATGATGCAGATGGAACGACGCTTCCAAATATAATTAATTTTAATAAGCAGGAAATCCCTTCTGCAAACCAAGTTAAAATTTTGTGGCAAAGCCAACTTACATCGAACTATGCTGGAAACTCGGGAGATTTGTGGACCGATGAGGTTTCGTACCTAAGTGCTGGAGGATTAAGATCAAGCATAGCAGCAGACACGTCACCAGAAAACACAATACTTGCAGTAGATGTAGAAACATTAGACGATTACAGTAATGCAACCTTGTATAATTTTGCGGGATATGTTATGATTGATTCAGAAATAATTGAGTACGATGCAATACAATATCAATATACACCTATAGGATCAACAACATCTCAAAACGTATGGGTTGAATCATCATCAGATGTAAATAAATTTAGATACCTGTCTAGACCAGGATATGACCTTGTGTCAAAGCAAACATTTTTTAGACCTACAGGTTTGTACCGTGTAAAGACAAGAGGAGCATTTGGAACCACACCAGCATATCACGCAGCCTCCGCCCTTACTGGTTTGGCTGACTGGTCTCAAAGAAAGGCGACGTGGGAGTAATGGGAGCATATAGAGAATATGAATCTTACATTCCCCTATCAACTACTAATATTGGTGCAATACCAGAAATAACTTTTATTTCAACTTCATCAATTTCCGTAAAAATTTCTAAAACAAATATGACGGTGGAACCAACAAGCTACTCTGTAACATACTATAAGATAGATTCAGCAGGAGCTATTGTTTCTGGCACTTCTCAAACCGTAACAAAAACTGAAAATCCGTTTACAATAAGTGGTCTTTCAACAAATCAATCTTATGGAATTTCTGTAAAAGCAAGCAACGGCAGCACGTTTGGCAACAGTGTATATAGGTCATTTGCAACCCCAATAGAATATAATGTGGCGGGGTATAAGGGTACAGTAGTAGATCCTAATAAAGCTGCAGCTGCAAAGTCATTTTTAAGAATGTCTAATAGCTCAAAAAGCCCAAAAGAATACTCTGTTGCCTATAGAACATTTAATGCAATATCATTGCCAACGTTTACAACATCGTATGCTGGGCTTCCCTCATATATTCAAGAAGCAATAAGATTAAACTCAACACGACATTACGCATTTGGCACAAAAATGTTTTTAGAGTCTACGATTGATAGAACAAGGCAGTCGGCTGGTCTTGGGTTTTTTGTAGACGGGCAAGGCAACGATGGGTATTATATTTTAATTGATAGTACAGAAACAGCGGGGGCGGTAAATAAAAAAGAAGTTAGAATATGCAAGGTAAAAGGCGGAGACATACGTGTATTAAATGATACTCAAAAAAATACGGTAACTAGCCTTAATGGAGTATACGGAGGAAGATCTTATGATATTGATGTTAAGGTTAAGGTTAATCTGTCAACAGTAAAAATCAGCGTATATATAAATGGATTTTTGATTTCTGCTACAGATAGCACTGGCGTATATGAAGATGACAATGGTAAAAGCTCTGTAAGCCAAATATTAAATCCGACAAAAACAATTGCCCTTGTATGCAAATATGGAGAGGCTATATTTGATTATGTGTATGGCACAGATATAGATGAAAAGAAATATAATGATTCTGAGTTTGTAAAAAATATGTATAGAGGATCTTTTTCTAATGACTATCTAGATATTGGATTTGGAGACATCATCTACAATAATTCTGTAGAAGAAGACAATGCCAACAAGCCAGTAGGCATAGACGAGTTTGGAACCTCAGTTAGAGAAATAAGAAAAGTATCTTTAAGATACAACAGCGCCCCAGCATACCCAATTAAATTTTCAACAGGGCTAAATACATCGGTAAAAATATTGGGATCAAGAGTTAGCAATTTTGGCGGGGAGACCTATGTATTAAATAATAGCTCTGCCCTTACTCCATTAAATGATGAAAAGGCAGCAACATTTTATTTATATGGAGATACAATTGCCCCATCTGGAACTTTAGAATACAACTCAGATATTCTGTCAGAGTATATTAATCAAGAGCCCATCATATTTGAATCCTCTTGGCTACAAAACCTTTCGGATGTAGAGGCACTTGGCGCATGGATTAAAAATAACATTGTAAACAAAGGTAGACTAATTAATCTATCAGTATTTGGAAATCCATTTATTGCCGTTGGCGATATTGTATCAGTAAAGTATTTATATCAAGGGTTAGATGGTACACAAAAATT